GAATAAGTTTGTTCTGAAACAACCGCTGTCAGATGATGAACTGGAAGTGATCTTGCGTGATGATGCTTTTCAGAAACCTGTTTTTTTCCTTGGCAGCACATTCCTGTTTGACAAGTTTGCAGTATTTATGAAGAACACGGCACACGTTATCAAAATCAACGGGCAGTTGCACATATACAAAGACGGTGTGTATTCAAACGGTTACCGTGAAATTGAATCAAACATGATTCAGCATATCCCTAACCTGAAAAAGATGCAGAGAAGGGAAGTATTAGATTATATGGAACTGATAGTTGACGAAAAAGAACAGTCAGATGCAAACCTGATTGCTTTCAACAATGGTGTCTATGACATTGTGACTGGGGAACTGAAACCGTTCAGCACGGACATTGTTATTACAAATAAAATCCCGTGGAATTATAGCCCGGATGCTTACAATGAACTGGCAGATAGCACACTGAACAAATTAGCGTGTGGTGATGCAACAATCAGGGCATTGTTAGAAGAATGTATTGGTTATTGCTTTTACAGGCGTAATGAGTTAGGCAAGGCGTTCATCCTGACGGGTGACAAGTCCAATGGTAAAAGTACATTTTTGGATTGTGTCAAGGCAATTCTTGGTGATCGGAACATATCAGCACTTGACCTGAAAGAACTGGGGGACAGATTCAACACTTCAATGATGTTCGGCAAATTGGCAAACATTGGTGATGATATTGGTGATGATTTCCTTCAAGGGTCACAGGTCAGTGTGTTCAAGAAGATCGTCACAGGTAACCGCATCAAGGCAGAACGCAAGGGACAAGACCCTTTTGAGTTCAACCCATTCATCAAGTTACTGTTTTCTGCAAATGACATACCAAGGATGAAGGACAAGACCGGGGCGGTGCTTAGGCGTTTGGTTATCATTCCATTCAACGCCACATTCAGCAAAGATGACCCGGATTATGAACCATTCATCAAATATAAGCTGACACAGGAAGAACCCATTGAATACTTCATCAGGTTAGGTGTGGAAGGTCTGAAAAGGGTCATCATAAATAACGGGTTCACCAAGTCAGACAAGGTTCAGAACCAGTTGGATGAATATGAAGAAGAAAACAACCCTATCCTTGCATTTATCAATGATACAGGTGTTGACAGAATTGAGAATGAACCAACCGCTGATGTTTACAAGCGGTATCAGGTTTTTTGTGCAGACAACAGTATGCAACCTATGTCAAATATCGTATTCAGCAAGCAGATAAATAAAAGACTTGGGTTCAGAGTGATTCAGAAGAAATTGAACAATAAAAACTGCAAAATCTTTGTTGCAGAGTAGAAAGGAAGGTATCAGTTAGTGAAAGGTGGAAGAAATACAGAAGGTTATGCAGACCCAACGGCAACTATCGCCGTTGGTAGAGTGGCAAAGGAAGAACGTGAACAGATTGAATGTGAAGCAGCAGACAAACGTGCCTATGATCTGATTAAGGTTTTGAAGTACATCATCAAAGGTGCGGGGTTTGAACTGACTGAACGTGTTCAGGTGAAAGATACCAAGACGGGAAGGGTTTACAGATGATTGAAAAAATAAAGAAATTCATCAGAATAATCACAATACTACTAATGACCGCCTTTGTCATATTTCTAATATACATAGTATTCAAGTATGAATGGAAAAACATACTTTGTTTTGTAAGTGCCATTACAGTGTTTCTTATTATCTGTTGGGCATTTGATTGGTGAAAGGAAGGTGTTCAGAATGACAGAAAATGTATGTGTTACCTGTCAGTATTATGAAAGCTGCAACCGCCCTGAACGCTTTATGAAGTGTATGGGGTACAAAGAAAAACAGGAAAGGGGCGAAGAAAATGCACAGCAAACTGGAAGATGATGCACAGTATGAATGGTGCAGACAATGGGAAGAAGAACACAGACGGAAGATCACCCGGAAGAAGCAGAAGAAAATCAGACGGGTGCAGCACTGGTGTAACTGCAAATTATATATCAAGTATGCTTGGTATGAGTTCCGGGCAATGATGAAAGGTTAAGGATGAACAGAATGGAAAATAAACTTTTAGAATTATTTGAAAAACAGGACACAGTATCAATGAATGATGACATTTTCCCTCTTGTGGAAGAAGAATTTGCGGGTCAGGTCATGGGTAATGAAGTTTATGAACTTGCACACCAGTACATAAATCAGTTGTTGTGGGGTGTATTTGCAGCGGGAATCAACTTCATTGCATCACCTGTTTTTGGAAGTGATGACTTTGGAAAAATGGTTGTGACCGATATGGTTTATGAAAAAGTAACGGTATAGTAACTGTTGGTAACGGTTTATGGTAACGGTTAAAATGCTTTATTTATGCGGATGGTAACGGTAGTAGCGGTTAAATATGATTTTCTTATTATATTATTTTTTTTATATTTTATGTATTTATAAAAAGTAAAAATATATAGTATAAGGATTTAACCGTTACCGTTACCAACCGTTACCGTCAGTATTTACAAGGCTTTCAAGGTATTTTTTGCTAATTTTTAACCGTTACCTAACCGATACTAAGAAAGGACAGGTGAAAGAATGAAAACATTATCCGCAAGGGAATATTTAGGACAGTTACAGGAACTTGATACTAATATCAATCAGGACTTAGAACGCCTTGATGATATGAAAATCAATGCTTGCAGTACCGGGGCAATAGATTATTCTGCTGAAAGAGTGCAGACAAGTCCGTCAGGTGACAGTTTATGCAAGGCAGTTACAAATTATGTTGCTTTCAATGATGAAATCAACGCAGAGATTGACCGCTTTTCAGATGCCAAGGAACAGATCATCAAGCAGATTAGAGGTCTACACAATGCAAGGTATTCACAGGTGTTGTTCAAGGTGTATGTGCAGTTTAAGAGTTTGAAAGTTGCATCAGGTGAAATGGGTATGTCATATCAGTATGTCAGGAATCTTCACAAAAAGGCACTTACAAGGTTTGAAGAAACTTATGATGATCTGCATTACTTAACTTAATGTATATTTACTGTCACATGAAACAACAAAAAGAGCGTTTTACGATAGATTTTGTTGTTTCAAGTATATTGTGTATTCTTGAATCTAATGATAGGATGTATCTTGACAAGATGGGAATTGTGAAGAAGCGGTTGTTTTTTCACAATTCTTTTTTGTTTATGCCGATATTTGCACCCTGAAATGTAATGTTTCAGGGATTTTTTATTGCAAAAATACATGAAAGGGGTGTTGTTTGATGGCAAAAACGGCAAAATTAACTGAAAAACAGCAGCGTTTTGTTGAAGAATACCTGATTGACCTGAACGCAACACAAGCAGCCATTCGTGCGGGTTATTCGGCAAAAACAGCAGATCAGCAAGGTTCAAGGATGTTGGCAAATGTCAAGGTTCAACAGGCAATTAGTGTTGCAATGGCAGAACGCAGCAAAAGAACAGGAATCAATCAGGACAGGGTTGTTTTAGAACTTGCCCGCATTGCTTTTGTGAAGATGACAGACCTTGTTGATGGTCACGGAAGAATCAAAGACAATGCAACTGATGATGACCTTGCCTGTATTGAATCCGTGAAATATAAACAGTCTGAATCAGAAACCGGGTCAAGTGTTGAAAGGGAAGTGAAGATTTCACCAAAGCTGAAAGCACTTGAATTACTTGGTAAACACTTGGGTATGTGGAATGACAAACTGGATGTGAACATCACGCAGCCTATTGTTATCACAGGTGAAGATGCCCTTGAAGATTAGGCGGTGATTGCCTATGGTAAAGAACCGCATTTCTTCACAGTATGTTTTTGGGTATCAGAAGTTTATCCTGTACCCGGAAGATTACAAGGTTACTAAGTCCGGCAAGAAGAAAGTGCGGTTGCCTGAACTGGTTGGTAAGGGTTACGGTACTTTTTGGCGTTGGAAAGGTAGATATAGGGTATGTAAGGGTAGCCGTGCATCCAAGAAATCAAAGACAACCGCCCTTTGGTACATCACCAATATGATGAAGTACCCACAGGCAAATACCCTTGTGGTCAGGAAAACATTCAGAACATTGAAAGATTCCTGTTTCACAGAATTGAAGTGGGCGATTCACCGCCTTGGCGTTGATGCCTTTTGGGAAATCAAAGAATCACCACTTGAAATGACCTATAAACCAACAGGTCAAAAGATTTATTTCAGGGGACTGGATGACCCACTGAAAGTTACATCAATAACCGTTGATATTGGTTGCTTGTGTTGGATGTGGATTGAAGAAGCGTATGAAATCAGTTCAGAAGATGATTTCAATATGCTTGATGAATCAATCCGTGGTGCTGTTCCTGACGGTTCAGGACTGTTCAAGCAAATAACACTTACACTGAACCCGTGGAATGAACACCACTGGATAAAGAAGCGGTTTTTTGATAACACAGATGATGAAACCCTTGCAATGACCACCAATTACAAGTGCAATGAATGGTTGGATAAGGCAGACTTAAAAGTCTTTGAAACCATGAAGAAGCAGAACCCAAGGCGTTACAAAGTAGCGGGTCTTGGTGATTGGGGTATTGTAGACGGTCTTGTCTATGAGAACTGGGAAGAAAAGGCGTTCAGTATTGATGAAGTCAAGAAGATAAGCGGTGTCAAGTCTGTATTTGGTCTTGACTTCGGTTATACAAATGACCCTTCTGCACTGTTTTGTGGTTTCATTGACCAGTCAAGCAAGACCATTTGGGTATTTGATGAAATGTATCAGCCGGGTATGAGTAATGAAGCCATTGCCGAACAGGTGCAGCGGATGGGATATGTGAAAGAGAAAATCACAGCCGATTCAGCCGAACCAAAGAGCATTGACCGCTTGCGTGAACTGGGTCTGAAAGGAATCAGGAAAGCAAGGAAGGGCAAGGACAGCATCAACAACGGTATTGACTTCATTCAGGACTATCACATTATCATTCATCCAAGATGTGTGAATTTCATCACAGAGATCAGCAACTATCAATGGGACAAGGATGCCAAGACAGGTAAGAAACTGAACCGTCCTATTGATGACTTCAATCACCTGATGGATGCAATGCGTTATGCAGTTGAATCTATTGTGAAGGGTGATGCTTTCAGTTTTGACTAAGCAATTACCGGGTAGAATACACGGCATCAGCAACCGTTCTTTTTGGACGGTAAGAAACGGTTGTCAAATGCTTACTCCGGGGCGGTTGCAACAGGTGACCGCCTATGATGCCTGTATAACTACTTTTTGAATAAAAGAAACAAATTAGTAACAACAACCCTTGAAAATGCAGTGTTTTCAGGGGTTTTGATTTTATTATGCAATGAAAGGGGTGAATTGAACCGTGTTCAGTTCCTTTGTGGATGCAATCACATTAAAACTTAGCAATTTCATATTGCAAGGGGCAAAGGCACACATGACAGACTTGGAATTTCTTGAAAAGGAAATTGCAGTATGGAAGTGTTCACCCCGTAGAATGATGCAGATAAAAGGATTTTTGTACTATGACGGTGACCATGATGTAATTCACCGCAAGCGTACAATGATCGGTGAAGGTGGAGAACTTGAAGTTGTTGAGAACCTACCAAACAACAGAATTGTTGATAACCAGTATGCAAAGATGGTCAATCAGAAAGCCAATTATCTGTTTGGTAAGCCGTTCACACTAAGCGGTGAAAACACTGCATATATTGAACTGCTGAAAAAGATATTTGACAAGAAGTTCATGCGAACATTGAAAAGTGCGGGCAAAGCTGCATATAACGGCGGTATTGCTTGGCTATATCCATACTACAATGAACGGGGTGAATTTGCTTTCAGGCTTTTCCCCGCTTATGAGATTTTGCCATTTTGGAAAGATTCTGAACATACTGAACTTGATTTCTTCATCCGGCATTATGTGACGGTTGCCTATGACGGCAATCAAAGGAAGTTCATTGAAAAGGTTGAATTGTATGATCTGAATGGTGTTCACCTGTTCATTCTTGATGGCGGGAAACTGATTCCTGACATTGTGAACAATGAAACCGCAGACTTCCCACACGTTACAATGACGGATGCTGCCGGAAATGTTCAAGTGTTCAACTGGCAGCGTGTTCCCCTGATTCCATTGAAAGCCAATGAACAGGAAACACCGCTGATTAAGAAAGTCAAGTCATTACAGGATGGCATCAATGTGATGCTGTCTGACTTTGAAAATAATATGCAAGAAGATGCCCGGAACACCATTTTGGTATTGAAGAACTATGACGGTACTAATTTAGGTGAGTTTAGGAAGAACCTTGCAACCTATGGTGCAGTAAAGGTCAGATATGACGGTGACACTAAGGGCGGGGTTGAAACCCTTGAAATCACAGTCAATGCAGAGAATTACAAGACCATTGTGGAAATCTTCAAGAAAGCCTTGATTGAGAACGCAATGGGTTATGATGCCAAGGATGACAGACTTTCCGGCAATCCTAATCAGATGAACATTCAGTCAATGTACTCTGACATTGATACAGATGCCAATGATACGGAATCAGAAGCACAGGCAACAATGGATGATGTACTTTGGTTTGTCAACTGCCACCTTGCCAATACGGGACAGGGTGATTTTGAAGGTGAAGAAGATGGGGTTGATGTGGTATTCAACCGTGATATGCTGATGAATGAATCAGATATTATTGATAACTGTCAGAAGTCACAGGGAATCATTTCTGATGAAACAATCATCAGTATGCACCCTTGGGTAGATGACCCGCAACTTGAAATGGAACGCCTGAAAAAGCAGAAGGAAGAAGCACAGAAAGAAATGCTTGCACAGTATGACCCATTTGGTACACAGAACCAAAACGGTGACGGTGCAGATGATGACCCTGACAATAAAGGTGACCCGTCACAGGGAAGTCAGGGCGGTGAAGTAGATGAATAACGGTGAATACTGGCAGAAACGTTTTGAACTGCTTGAACAGGCTGCACACCAACAGGGGGTTCAGTGCTATGCGGATATTGAAAAACAATACCGACAGGCACAAAAGCAACTTGAAGGTCAGATTGCTGCATGGTATCAGCGTTTTGCATCTAACAACGGGGTAACCCTTGCAGAAGCAAAGCGGATGTTGAACGCAAAGGAACTTGCTGAACTGAAATGGGATGTGAACCAATACATTCAGTACGGTCAGGAAAATGCGATCAACGGCACTTGGGTCAAGCAGCTTGAAAACGCATCTGCAAGATTCCATATCAGCAGACTTGAAGCCTTGAAGTTGCAGACCCAACAGAGCATTGAAGTCATGTTTGGAAACCAACTTGACAGCATTGACAGCACAATGCGGAATGTCTACAAGTCCGGCTATTATCACACCGCCTATGAGATTCAGAAGGGTGTGGGTGTTGGTTGGGACTTTTCCGCACTGGATGACAAGCAGATCAACAAGGTCATCAATAAGCCTTGGGCGGTTGACGGCAAGAATTTCAGTGAAAGGATATGGGGCAACCGTCAGAAGTTGGTCAATGAACTGAACAACACCCTGACACAGAACATCATCTTGGGAAAAGACCCACAGAAAGCCATTGATGAAATTGCCCGGAAGATGAACACTTCCAAAACCAACGCCGGGCGGTTGGTGATGACAGAAGAAGCCTTTTTCAGTTCCGCAGCACAAAAGGATTGTTTTGATGAACTGGATGTTGAACAGTTTGAAATTGTGGCAACACTGGATTCCCACACTTCGGATATATGCCGGGGTATGGACGGCAAGCATTTCCCTATGTCTGAATGGAAGGTTGGTGTGACTGCACCGCCGTTTCATGTTCATTGCAGAAGTACCACAGTACCATATTTTGATGATGAATTTGATGCTGTCGGTGAACGTGCTGCACGGGATGAAGAAACAGGCAAGACCTACTTTGTACCGGGTAATATGACCTATAAGGAATGGGAAAAGTCATTTGTCAATGGTGATAAGTCAGGCTTGCAAGCAGTCAACAGTGATGATACAATCAAAGAAAAAGAACCAAGTGAAGCATTTCAACAGATTCAGAAAGCGTGTGAAGCAGACAAGGTTGAACACAGACCTGTTCAGAAACTTTCACAGCCGTTGTCATCTGATGAAATCATTGAAAGGCTTGCGGGTGGGGATATGACCAAGGGTTCATGTTCTTCACTGGCTTTTGCATACATTGGAAACAGGAACGGACTTGATGTTCTTGATTTCAGGGGTGGCAGCAGTCAGTATGTATTTTCTATGAACAGTAACATTAAGAAAATACTGGAATTACCGGGTGTGAATGGTTCAATCACAATGGTCAAGAAAGAGATTTCAGGAACAATGGAAGTCCTGAATAATCTTGTCTTGAATAAAGAATACTATCTTGCAACTGGTAAACACGCAGCCATTGTCAGACGGGTTGACAGCGGTGTTGAATACTTGGAACTTCAATCAAAATTTCAAAACGGGTGGATGCCATTTGACCGTTACGGTTCAATGGCTGCAACACTGAATAAGCGTTTTGGATGTAGGAAAACGGTTGATAAGCAATTCGGCAAGGTTTGGGAAAAATCGGTTGTTCTTATGGATGTTGAATCATTCAATGAAAACGCTGAATTTGAACAAATTCTTGGGTATATAAATACCGCAGTAGAAAGTCAGAAGAAAGGGGTGACGGGTGATGTCAAGTAACTGGTACAAGAACAATGAAACAGATCAGATTTGGTGGAAAGATACACCTGATTCAGTCGGTGAATGGCTGTTCAGTTTTGACAAAAAGCAAGTGTTCAATATGTTTGCTGATTATCCGCACAACCTGACACCTGAACAGAAAAAAATATTTGATGAAGAAAATCCTGAATGGTGTGAGTTCTTCAAAGATAGAGTATAGAAAGCACGGTCAAATAACCGTGCTTTTTTCATACCTTAACAAGTTATCAATAGACCTGTAATAATTGCTATATGGCGGTTATATGAGGTCAGAAAGGGGGATAAAAGGCACATGAAAACGTACACAATGAGAAAGGCATGGTGATCCTGATTATCTCCCGGCTACTGGGTCAAGTAGCATATAGAAAAGGCATCCGGCAGCGGGTGTCTTTTTTCTTGCGGGTTGTCAAGCGTAAACCGAACAAAACCAATCAATCATGTGGGAGTAACCCCGTATAAAAACGTATTTGAAAGGATGGTATAGAAATGACAAGAAAACAGTTAGAGGATTTAGGACTTACCAAGGAACAGGCTGATTCAGTAATGAAAATCAATGGTGATGACATTGAGAACGCAAAGGGTACTGCTTCAACAGAGATCAAGAACTTGCAGACAGAGGTTGAAGGACTGAAAACACAGGTCGGTGACCGTGACAAGCAGTTAGAAACCCTGAAAGCATCTGCCGGGGACAACGCTGATCTGAAAAAGAAGATTGAGGACTTACAGACTGAAAATGCCACTGCTAAGGCAACCCATGAATCTGAACTGAACCAGTTGAAAATTGATTTTGCGGTTGAAAAGGCACTTACTGGTGCAAAGGCAAAGAACATCAAAGCTGTCAAAGCCTTACTTGAACTTGGAGAAGCCAAACTTGACAAGGACGGAAATGTCAAGGGACTGGATGAACAGATCGAGAAGTTAAGAAGTGGTGATGACACCAAGTTCTTGTTTGAAGCACAAAAGCAGCAGAAACAGCAGCAGAATTTCAAAGGTTTTCAGCCGGGAGCATCAGGGGAAAAGAAACCGGGTGAGGGTGAAACGGTCGATTTCTCAAAAATGAGTTATGACGAACTCACCGCTTACATGGAAGCAAACCCGGATGCACAGATTTAATTTGATGAAAGGAAGGTAATCGAAACATGGCAAAATTTGATGCTAAAAGTTTTAATGAAAAGGCGTTCGGTAAGTACATGAGTGCTATTCCGAACGTGAAACTGAACAAGTTACGTGAATCCCGTGCAATCGTTGGTGATGCAAGATTACGTGACACTTTTGTGAATAACTCACAGACTGGCACTGTTTACGCAGTGTTACCGTTCTTTGGTCTGCTTTCCGGCACACCACAGAACTATGACGGTGTTGACAATGTTACACCGGGCAAGACTGACACCTATGAACAGGGTGTTTTCACATACGGCAGAATGAACGGTTGGACAGAAGCAGATTTCAGTTATGATGTAACTGGTGGTACTGACTTCATGGCAAACGTAAGAAATCAGATCAATGACTACTGGAACGGTGTAGATCAGGATGTTATCCTTGCAATCTTAGAAGGTGTTTTTGGAATGAAGGACACTGGTGCGGGTGACATTAAGAAAGCCAATGCAGCGTTCGTTGAAGCACACACCTATAACATTGCACAGGCGGGTGCTGAACATACTGATGATACTATGAAGATGGATGCAACAACCCTGAACAGTGCAATTCAGAAGGCTTGCGGTGATAACAAGCAGAAGTTCAAGTTGGTTTACTGTCACAGTGCAGTTGCTACCAACCTTGAAAACCTGAAACTGCTTGCATACTTAAAGTACACAGATGCACAGGGCATTGAGCGTGATCTTGAAATGGGTACTTGGAACGGCAGACTGGTCATCATTGATGATTCTTTACCTACTAAGGTTGTTGATGCCGTTGCAGAGGACACAGGCAAGGGAATCAAGGCACAGGATGCGTACACAGAGTACACAACCTATATCCTTGGTGAAGGTGCTATTGGTTTTGAGGATGTAGGTGCAAAAGTGCCTTATGAAATGGTTCGTGATGCTAAGACAAGGGGCGGTGAAGATACACTGATTTCCCGTAAACGTCACGCTGTTTCTGTTGCGGGTGTTTCTTATACCAAGGCATCACAGGCAACAAATTCCCCTACCAATGCGGAATTAAAGACTGGTAAGAACTGGTCACTGGTTGCATCTGATACCAAGGCGATTGAGCATAAGGCAGTACCTATTGCCCGTATCATTTCCCGTGGATAATTTCTGATCTGAAAGGGTGGTTGCAATGTTTGATACTGATACAGTAAAAGAACGGTTGAAATCATTCGGTTATACGGTCAAGGCAGATGATGAATTTGCCTTGACCTTTTGCGTTGAGAAAGTACGCAGCACAATCAAGAATGAAATCAACTGGAATGATGTACCGGAAGGACTGGAACATATTGCCGTTGATATGGCGGTGGGTGAATTTCTTCTTTCCAAGAAAACCTTTGCACCTGATGACCTTACCGGGTTTGATTTAGAATATGCTGTCAAGCAGATTCAGACGGGGGACACCAACACGGTTTTTGCGACTGGTGAAGGTTCAATGACCCCTGAACAAAGACTGACTTCTTTCATCAATTACCTTTTATCCTATGGAAAGGCTGAATTTAATTCATTCAGGCGTATCAGATGGTAAAGCAGATTCAGGCAGCACAAAAAGCTGCAAGGAAAGCCATTGAAGCAACCTATTTTGGTACTTTGACGGTGACGGAACTGCAAAAGGTAAAAAATGAGAAGTCAAAACTTATGGAAGAATCAGAGGTTGTAGTCTTACAAGACCAACCGTGCAGATTATCTTTTGAAAAACTGCAAACAGCAATTCAGTCAGAATCAGCAGCAACGATCACGCAAAGCACAAAGTTGTTTGTTTCCCCGGATGTAACCATCAAAGCGGGGTCAAAACTGACAGTAACACAGGACAATGTGACCACGGACTACACCCGCAGCGGTGTCCCTTCCACATATCCAACGCATCAGGAAATTACACTTGAACTGTTCAAGGAATATGCGTAAATGGGTAGAATGGGAAGATTTGACTGCAAAGGTCTGAAAGACTTTCAGCAGCAGTTGGGAAAGTTGCAAAATCCTGATGACTTTGTGGAATCGTGTGCAAAGGAACTTGCTGCCCGGTTGCTTCGCATGGTGGTCAAAAGAACACCTGTCGGACAGTACCCGGCAAGTTCAGGAAAAAAGGGCGGTACATTAATGCGTGGTTGGACTGGTTCAAAGAGATCATCAGCAAAGGGTTATGCTGACAGCCTGACGGTGAATCATTTTGGTGATACCTATGTCATTGAAATTGTGAACCCGGTTGAATACGCATCCTATGTTGAGTACGGACACAGGACAGCCAATCATTCAGGATGGGTCAAGGGTCAGTTTATGATGACCATATCTGAACAGGAATTACAGAAAATTGCCCCAAAGGTGCTTGAAAACAAAATCAAGAAATATTTAGGGGGACTTGGTAAATGATAAATTCAATAGTTGAAGCAATCAGTTGTTCCCTGAACAAAGAATTTGGGGATGATTATGAAATCCACAATGAAGAAATCAAGCAAGGTTTGAAAGAGCCTTGTTTTTTTATTGCTTGCTTGAACCCAAACAACAACCTTTTCCTTGGCAAACGGTATGAACGTACCAATCAGTTCTGCATCCAGTATTTCCCACAGTCTGCAAAGAAGCAGCGGGAATGTGCTGATGTGGCTGAAAGAATGTATGACTGTTTGGAGTATATCACAACAGACGGTGATACCAAGCCGATCAGGGGTTCAAAGATGAATCATCAGGTGGTTGACGGTGTTCTGAATTTTTTTGTCAATTATGACTTTTTCACGGTCAAGACGGAAGATCAGACACCAATGGAAACTATGACGGCAAGCACGGATGTGAAGGAAGGTGGTTGATTATGGCAGCAAAAAAGACAGCAACGGGAACTGCTGCAAGGTCTGAACAGACTGAACCAATGTTCAGCAAGGAACAGATTCTTGCATCTGCCCGTTTTGCAAACAGAAGGGACTTGGTGGATGCCCTTCTTGATGAAGATAAAAGTTACACCATGAAAACTGTTGACAATTTAATTGAAAAATACATGAAAGGACAGGTGAAATAGTATGGCTTTAGGTGGTGGTACATTTACCTCACAGAACAAAGAACTGCCCGGTGCTTATATCAACTTTGTATCGGCTGCATCCGCATCCGCTGCATTGTCTGATAGAGGTATCGCAACAATGCCCCTTGAACTTGACTGGGGTGTTGAAGGGGAAGTTTTTGAAGTAACCAATGAAGATTTTCAGAAGAACAGCCTGAAACTTTTTGGTTATGCCTTTGACAGTCCTAAGATGCTTGGTCTTAATGATCTGTTCATGGGTGCAAAGACCTTATACGCATACCGTCTGAATGGCGGTGGTGATAAGGCAGCGAACACATACGCAACTGCAAAGTATTGTGGTGTTCGTGGTAACGATTTGAAGATCGTGATTCAGAAAAATGCAGATGATGCAAGCAAGTATGATGTTACAACCTACTTCGGTACGGTCAAGGTTGACACACAGACAGTTGCCAAGGCTGCTGATCTTGTGGCAAACGATTATGTAACATTCAAAACTGCTGATCTTGCTGTTACTGCCGGAACACCTTTAACTGGTGGTACAAACGGCACGGTTGACGGCACAGCACATCAGGCTTACTTGGATAAAATCGAATCATACACCTACAACACTATGGGCGTTGTGGTTACTGATGATATTACCAAGAAGTTATATGTGGCTTTCAACAAGCGTTTGCGTGATGAACTTGGTATCAAGTTCCAGTTGGTTGTTTATAACCTGTCTGCTGATTATATGGGCGTTATCAGTGTGAAGAACAAGGTAACAGATGCCGGATGGTCAGAAGCAGCACTTGTGTACTGGGTAACTGGTGCAGAAAGCGGTTGTGCAGTCAATAAGTCTTGTCAGAACAAGAAATATGACGGCGGTTTCACCGTTGATACCAATTACACACAGAATGAGTTGAAAGCAGCAATCAAGGCGGGTGAGTTCACATTCCATAAGGTCAACGGCGTTGTTCGTGTGCTTGAAGATATTAACTCTATGGTGACCACTTCGGATACTTGCGGGGATGTATTCAAGGACAATCAGACGATCAGAGTTATTGACCAGTTGGGAAATGATGATGCAGTTCTTTTTAACACTAAGTATCTTGGTGTTGTTCCAAACAATGCATCAGGCAGAACTTCCCTTTGGTCTGACTTGGTAAAAATCCGTACACAGTTACAGGAACTTGGTGCTATTGAAGGGTTCACTGATTCTGATGTTACGGTTGCACAGGGCGATTCCAAAAAGGCGGTTGTGATTACATCAGCAATCACCGTTGTGAACGCTATGGGTAAACTCTATGAAACGGTTACGGTTGCGTAAGAAAGGGGTGAAATAAAATGCCGAATGTAACAATGAAAGCAAGGGACACTATTGCAGCAAAACTTGCTGAATGTTTTATCACAATCGGAAGTAGAAGATACAACTTCATGCAGATGATTGATATGGAAGCAAAGGTTGAGAAAACCAAGACTACTGTTCCCCGCCTTGGTGCAATCATGGCGGGTCATAAGTCATGCGGTATGGAAGGTACTTTTTCCGGCACGGCACACTATAACCAGTCAGTTCTTCGTCAGGCATTACTTGACTATAAGAACACTGGTGAGGATGTGTATTTTGAAATGCAGATCACCAATGATGACCCAACCAGTGATGCGGGCAGACAGACGATCATTTTCTATGACTGCAACACTGACGGCGGTGTGTTAGCAAAATTTGATGCTGACGGGGAATACCTTGATGAAGAGATTGAAGGAACATTTGAGGACTTCTCAATGCCTGAATCTTTTGCAAACCTCACGGGTTTTCTTACTAACTAAGTAACAGAACCCCTTGTGTGGCTTTTATATAAGGTCATATAAGGGGTTTTTTCTATTCATTGATAAACAGAAGGGAGAACAACAAAATGTCAAAATTCAGTCGATTTATGAAAGCGAACAAAATCGCAAAGCCAAATGAAAAATATGCACCTACAACCACATTACAGGATGAAAACGGTAAACCGCTGAAATGGGAGTTCAAACAGATTACTTCCAAGGAAAATGAAGCGTTGCGTGATTCCTGTACCATTGAAGTCCAGGTTAAGGGTAAGCCGAACCTTTACAGACCGAAAGTAAAAACTGCTGAATACCTTGCAAAGATGATTGTGGCATCCACTGTATACCCTGACCTTTACGATAAGGAATTACAGGATTCATACGGTGTTATGACCCCGGAAGAACTTCTTTATGCAATGGTTGACAATGCCGGAGAATATCAGGACTTCACAATGTGGATGCAGAAGTTTCAGGGATTTACCAAGAACCTTGATGACAAGGTGGATGAAGCAAAAAACTAATTGAAGAAGGGGATGGTGAAGCAAATTATGCTTACTATGCCCTTCTAAAACTTCACATTCTTCCATCAGTGTTCTTAGATATGGATGAACAGGAAAAAGCCTTTGTGATTGCTTCAATCGAGTTGAAAGCAGAGCATGACAAGAAGGAAAAGAAAAAAGCAGAAGCAAGGGCAAAGAAAAAACACTAAGAAAGGACGGTGAAACAGGTGTCATCTATTCAGACAGGTATTGAACTTAATGACCAATTCAGCGGAGTGTTGAACAACATCATCAGTTCAGTGAACCTTGCCGTGTCTGCAATGTATGATATGCAGCAGTCAATGAACGCTGACATTGATACAAGCAGCCTTGAAGGGGCAAGGGATGAAATCAATCAGGCAACTGCTGCCATTGAAGCAATGAATCAAGCAGCAAGCCAACAGACCGCACCTAATATTGCACCGCCTGTTGTGGATGGGGGAAACGGTCAGGTTATAAACGTGGATGTAAACCCGGTACTTCCTGACCCTTTGGTTGAAAATCCTGAACCAATCAGACCTGAAATTCAGCCAAACGCACCGCCTGACCCTGAACCCGTAGAAATCCCGATCACATGGAACACTGACGGGATGGATGTGTTCACAGGAACAGGTGTTGAACGATTTCAGCAAGAAGTTCAGAGTGCAAACGATATGTTGAACACACTGAACACCACACAGGCAAGGATTTCACAGACCGCACAGGGAATGGATATACTGCCGGATGCAGCAGTTCAGGATATGAACACCATGCAACAGCGGTTATCTGCAATTCAACAGCGGATTCAGCAGATTGAGAACAACCCGGTAAATGTTGGGGCAGACAATGCAAATGCAGAACTGGAACAGTTGCGTATGCAGTTGAATCAGGCTATTCAGGAACAAAATTCACTGAATCAGGCAATGCAGAACATGGATGTTTCTGCTGCCAATGATGCCTATTTGCGTTTGTCACAAACTGTTGGCAACACAGAAAGGTACATCCGTGACAATGTGGATGAACAGGGGCGTTTTAATCAGGAAATTTCAGCCGGAACACAACAGGCAAATGAATTGACCAATACCATCAAACGGGCAGTTGCAGCCTATATCAGTATTCAGTCAGTTGGGAAAGCACTGAACATTTCAGATGAACTTGTTCAGACAACATCCCGTTTGAACATGATGAATGACGGGGTTCAGACAACTGCTGAACTTGTCAACATGGTATA